GCATCAACCAAACCATCATGCGGTTCACAACGCAAACCCTTATACATGATAATCCGCTGCTTACGGGCACGACAATTAATACACAACAAATCCTTGCGGTCACGCAAATTATTAGTCACAACCCACTTAAAACCACACCTACGACACTCAACCCGATTATCAATCACCACGCTCTAAGTTTAGGTTGTTTTCTCAGTAATACGACTAAACGCATCCTGAGCAACAAACCTCGCAGCACCAGTTCGACCATGCCTATTCTTTACAACATACAAATACAAATCCGAACCCTGAGCATCAGGATCATCACCAGATTGATGTTCACGATGAATCATAATCGCAACATCCGCATCCATACCAATCTTGTCCGACTCACCAATATCAGTCAGCTTAGGTTTACCCTTAGCACGATTCTCAACCTCACGATTCAACTGCACAGCAGTAATCAAAGGCAAATCAAACTGTTTAGCAATCTTCTTAAACTTGCCCGAAATAGCGCGAATCTCATCATTACGAACCGAATGTTTAGCATCATCATCAGCAATCTGTAAATAATCCACAAACACCGCATCCAAATCACCCTGACGCAACTGCTTCTTCATAATAGAACGCAACTTAGTTGGAGTAATCTCAGCAGGAGCAAACATCAACAAATTATCGTTCAAAACAATTTGAGCATCAGCAACCAAATCCTTAGCCGAAGCCTTAGAACCATCAGCACTCATAACATCAAAATCCAACTTATTATCCGCAATAGCTGAAACATCCAAACTCAAAGCCTGAGCCAAAATACGATGCTGCAACTGCTTCACAGGCATCTCCAAAGAAACAAACAAAACCTTCCTACCCGAAGAAGCCAAATCCCATGCAGCCTGCAACAAAACAATAGTCTTACCCTGACCAGGGCGACCACCAATCACATACAAACCAGAATCACGCCAACCACCAATAATCTTATTCAACCTACGCCAAGAAGTAGGCATAAAAGCATCCCCCGAACTCATCTCAACACGATAAGAAGACAAATACTCGGCAGGAGTATAAATCACATCCTCATCCTGCACCTGAGACAAACGCTCCAAAATCCGATTAGCAGAATCAATCTGATCATCAACATCCTGACCCTCACCCAACAAGCCCTGAGCAAAAGCCATCAAAACGCGTTTAGCCCAAGACTCCTTCAACTTCTCCAAATAATATTCAAAAGAAACCTGAGCTGCAAAACAATCCCCAAAACACTCAAACACCTTATGCACAAAAGGATTAACCTCACCAACAGCCAACAAAGAAGGATCAGCAACATCAGACACACCCCAAACCTGCCTAATCTTCGAATAAACCCTACGATGCAAATCATCGTCAAACCACTCACCATCAACAACAAAATCATCCAAAACCCTAGGCCAACGCATCATCGCACCCAAAATCTGTCTCTCCAACAAAGCCTGCGGATTAGTCACAGGAATCTCCATCACATCAATCATTTATAGCCCTAGCCTTCCAATCATCATCATCTTTCCCTTTAGCGCCTTTAGGCTCAACACGCTCATTCAGCAACCAAATCTTAAACCTATTCAGAAAATCGGTGTGAGCATGACTTGGATGCAAAAGAAACTTCTCAAACACAAAATCAACATCAACACCAGGATTCTTAGACTCAGCCCAAACCCTAATTTCACTACTCAAACAAATCTCTGAAATAGCAGAGTTTCCCTTATCTAATCTCTTATTTAATCTCTTATTTAATAGGGGGTCATTTTGGTCACTGGTTGACAGGTCATTTCGGTCATTTATAGCGGTCATTTTGGTATCTGTTTCAGCGGTCAAATCAGCCTGTGAAGACTCAAGAAAAGGAATAAAATAAACATTCGCTTTACCAGACTTATTGCTTCCCCGAACCCAAATAAGCTCACCCAAATCACTCAAACGCTGCAACGATCTACGCACTCCACGAGCATCAGGAATACCAGTCAACTTGGCAATCTTCTCTTGCGGTGGCCATGAACCCAACCCAATGTTGTAAGTTTTAGCGATAGTCAAAAGAACGAACTTATCTATTCGCTTAGCTTGAGATTGCTTGTAAACAGCATCCATCTCTTTGTAACCCATTTATTTTGTCCTTGTCCTTCGGTTGTAGTCTTGTGCTTCAGCTAATGCAAGCAAAGTTTCTAAACTGTTAGCGTAACGCTTATGAACTTGCTTACCTGCAATATGATTCAAATTCACGCAATCAGCATGCCCACAGAGTCTTACACCTGGGCGAAATAAGCCTCCAGAAGCATCTAACGGTCTCCATAACTCATCAACATCACCTGCATAGGGGTAACAGGTTATCTCCCCGAGCACAGGGTGTTGATAGATTATTTGTCTTTGCGGTTGCCTGAGACAATCAGCACATAAACCCGCATTCTCTGTTTTACGATTCCTACGCTTCTCAATAGTTGTTGCAGGAATACCCTGCCCACACTGTTCACAAGAGTAATCGTGTTTTCTAAGATCTAAATCTTCTTTAGTATTTGTCCGAGCCATAGATTGTATCTAAGCACATGAACAGCCGAAACAGCAACTTATTGCACAAAAGTGAGCATAAAATTTAGGCGCAAAGTCTGTTCATGCAGCCTAGAGAGTGTTTTAGCCCGCAAAATAGGGTCATCAGTTAGCGCAACAACAAGTTCACCGAGTTCATCAATGTGAGTTGATAAGACTCTAATTTGTTGCAGTAGCTCCAGTGATTCCATCGGCCTTACCCTTTATTTTCTCCAGAATAGCAGGTGAAGCCTTACCCTGTTTCGCTTCAAGATAGAGCGAGCGTAACCCTTCAATGTCGTTGATGTTATTTAAGGCTGTCTCCCAGTTACGAGCCACAGGCGCAGCAGATAGTCTCTCAACTTTGCTCATTTCACTCACTGAAGGCCTTTTACCTTTAGGACTGAATTCGTGTCCGAGCTGTGCTAAACATCTTCCTGTCGCGCTTGTTGAGGCGTTCTCGACAAAGGATGTCTTGTTTACGGGTGATGACCCTAAACGTTCTTCAGCAAAATCTACTGCCATCGGGTAAACATCATCGCGATCTGCATAACATTCGGCCTTGAAAATCACCTGGTCAGCAGTAAAGGAAACAAGTTCGACATTTAGTCTGCCTTTAGGGTATTTTAACCAGAAGAGGTCTATGCGCTCCTGCACAGTCTGATATTGTGTGAGGTCAAATTGAGCCATGTCTATTTCTTCGCTTTCTTGAATGTTAGGTAGGGAAGCCCTGCACCGCGTTGAGATAAGGTGACAACAACTTCTCCATCTATTGTCCCATTCTTAGCCCCATTTAAGGCTGCTATTGTGCGAGACTTCATTTCGGTAAAGTGTGTTTCTGCTTTCTCAAAATCGGTTTGAGCGTTCAATAGTTCTATGCCGAGTTGCCCTAATTCTTCATCGAGGGACTCTATGCCAGGAGAGATTGAGCGAATAGTTTCATAAGTTGAGTCGCTTCCATCCCAGTCAGGTTGTTTATCTGCTAGGACACGAATCCTAAAGTCGAGCACTCTCTGAAAGATTGCTTCAAACTCAAATTCATCCCAAAGCACTTCATATTCTTTATATCTGCCCGCATTTACGACAGCAAAGACTGCTTTCTTGATGTCAAAGACCCACATATACCAGATCACTTGAGCGCGATAATGCTCAGGAACAGAATCCCAGAATGTTGCTGTGTGTTTGATCTCAAGAATGTAAGGCTGACCAGTCTCGTCAAAGCAGATAGCGTCAGGGTTAGCGTGAGCCCAAGTGTAGGCAGGATGACCATAAGTGCCAACCTCAATAACTTCATGCTCAGGATGTTGCTCCTCATACAAAGTTCGGATAGCAGGCTCAACAAGCTGACCTAAACGCATAGGAACATTAGGTTCAAAACTAGAAGGAAGTTTGCCTGTCTTTTGCGCCCACAAAGTGATTGCTGAAGTGAACGGTGATAAGCCTAGGATTGCGCCTATCTCACTGCCTGAAATGACTCCACGCTCATCACGCAACTCATGCCACTCAGGGCTATTGTTTTCAAAGTTACCTAAGAATGTTGCCGATATTTGATAATCGTATTTACTGATTGTTTGCATGACTAAACTCTAAACATGACCGCCGACAACCTAAGAATTGACAGACTCACCATCGCCTTACATGAAGCAATAATTGACAATGGGGGAGTCGAATGTGAGCAAGTGCCTGATGTTTTCTTCCCTGAAGAATGGGCTGCAAGAACACCTATGCAATCAACAAACATGTATAACATGGCAATCGAAACAGCCCGTCAAATCTGTTTTCGCTGCCCAGTAATGGATAAATGCTTAAAGGTAGGAATGTTTGAAGATTACGGAATCTGGGGTGGAACTACACCTAAGCAGAGGCAGAAACTAAAACTTGAGCGAACAGACTAATCTTTATCTTTACGCAAAGGATAAGTAACAAACCACAAACCGATACTGCCTAAAATACAGTAGCCGATAACTGTTTTGGCTGTTCCTTCTAACACAATCCAGGCAATCAACATGCCGAGCAGAGTCCACAGCTGATTGACAATATCTTTTAGAAAGTTCATTCTTTCGTTCTCCTTGTTTTCGATGATCCATTACTTGTTGAGCCGCTAACTTGTGAGCCTGCGAATTGGCTTATCTGAGTTAGAACTACTGCTGCAACAACTTCCTTCTTGGCTTTGGCACGAACTTCAGGACTCATGTCTGCACCGACATTTCCCATAAAGTTGATGGCATTAGTTAAAGCAACAATGCTCGCTCCAAAGACGGGGATGTTGGCGATGTTTTCGGGAACTTGAATGTCATCGGCTTGAGCTTCAGCCATAAGCGAATCTAGGAGTGCTTGATGTTCTTCTGCAGGAGATAACACAGGCACAGGTTCAGGGGTTACAGGCTCGACAGGTGTTTCAGGTATAACAACAGGCTCAGGGGGTAAAACAGGCTCTACGGGCGTTACAGGGACTATTTCAGGCACATCAGGAACAACAACAGGCTCAGGCGTTACAGGCTCAGGCTCAGGCGTTACAGGCTCAACAACAGGTGGTTCAGGAATAACAGGGGGCTCAGGAATAACAACAGGAATAGTCGGTTCAGGGATAGGGATAACAACAGGAATAGTCGGCTCAGGAATAGGCACAGGCTCAGGGTCAGGCTCAGGCGTTACAGGCTCAACAACACTACTGCTAAAAGCCGATTCAGGGACAACAGTTTGACCTTCTTCAGCATCCCAAAACAAGTGATTACATGCCCCGCCACCATACTCATAAAACCAAGCATCAAACTTCTGAGAAACACCCTCAATCATCTCAACCTGACCTGAAGCAGGAGAACAACCCTTTAAACTCCAAGCATCAATCACAGGCACATCATTGAGCGACAAATAAAATCCGTCATCACTCCAATCAGTGAAAGTAATTACACCTGATCTAGGCGCAGTGATAAACCCTGAATAGTGAACTAAAACAAAATCTGTTTGACATCCTGCAACAACACCCGCATATTGAGCATCAAAATCTGAGTCAATGTTAGGCACTGAAGTCCAGGCTGATTCGCATAAAGTGTAAGGCTGACGATCAGGCAGAATGTCTTGACTAAAAGTATAGACATCAACACGAAGCGAGTTAGGGTCAGCTTGTGCGACAGTCAAAGGCCAGAAAGCAAAGATTAGGCTAAAGAAAACTGAGGCAAGAAACTTGAGTTTCATTACTTCTGCTTAGGTTCAGG